GCCTTCTTTCTCTTCCTGAAACTGCGACATCATCACCGGGGCCGATGCGCCGGCGGCGATCAGCGCCAACATTACAGCGCTGAGTTTTGATTTGTTCCCCATTACTCACGCTCCAGCATTTCAAGCTCTTCCGTGTCGATCGTCTCCGTGCGTTTTTTTATCCAATCACGTAGAAGCCGCTCGCGCCGGCAGCGGAAGTAAGTACCGAGGGCAATACCAAATGCAGAGCAAAACATGCCGAAAATGACCCCGATAATGATCCATTCACTCTGTGAGAAATAATTAATGATGCCGAGGACGAATGACACTGCGCTACCAGTGTGCACGGCTCCATCGGCTGCTCTGATTAGCATTCGTGACATCCTTACCTCCCGCCGGGCGGTTGGCGCTCATGAAACAGAAAAGGCCGCCAAATGGCAGCCTGTAATTGACGCGAATTCTTGGTTTGTAATTGTCGCTGGTTGATCACTGCCGATGGAAAACACCACCAGCGGCTGAAATCTGACCCACCAAAAAGAAAACCCCGCCGAAGCGAGGTTTTGCGCCATTTGCAATATTGGCAAAATATCAAATTAGCCTTAAATATGGCTCATTTTGTTCACTTTTGCAAGCATCATGCTGTTAAAAGCTGCCTTCTTGCTATTCTTTGGTTTGCAACACTGAAAAGCGCGCCTTCATCCAGCCCCTTGATTAGCAGCAAAAGGCGCTCCCAGTGTCCGGCATAGTGCATTTGCCAGTTATTCCGCTGGACTCCGGCCATGCTGGCAAGGTTGGTATAGGTGTACTCCCGCGGCAGACCTTTTATTTCACTGGCGACCACCTGTACCGCCAGCAATGCCAAGCCTTGCAGCCTGAGTTTTACCTTTTTGCTCAAGCGTACCGCACACTGATCTGAGAATTGTTCCCAGATATAAGGAACCACCTGCAACTGTTTATCATGGTAATTATAATCACCATAACAATAACGCAACCACGCTTCCTGATGGGGTTCAAGCACTGAGATAGCCCGGCGCCAAGAGCTGGTGCAATAGGTCAGCTCTTCAATCAACGGAAAGGGTTTCTTTCTGGCTCGCGTTTCTGGGCAGTGCATCGGATCCGTTATCGGGCAAACTCTGCGCTTTTCCAATACCACCGTGCGAACCTTCTGGCGCTTAAAACGTGTTGTGCGGATCATCGCCGAACCTTCGAATGCCGCCAGCTGGCCTTTACTCTGACCATGGATATCAGCCAGGGCGAGCGACACAGCACCACGGACATACTCCAAATATTGTTGATTCATCGTTTTGCCCCGCGTTTGCTTGCCGTAGTGATCGCCCCAATCCCAAATGCCTTATTCAGCGTGCGCACCAGGTGGAATAGCTGGCTGCCGTGCTTGGCCTCCCATGCCGCTACATCATCATGCAGTTCGTTATGACATTTGCGGGTCAGAGGAATGGTGAAAATATCGTGAGGCTTGGTGCCAGTACCGCCCAGGCCGTGATCGATGATGTGATGCGGGTCGTCTGCCGGCAGGCCGCAACCACAGCAGCACGGCTGCGACTTCACCCACTGGGTGTACTTTTCGCATTCCCAGCGCGTCAGTTTTGGCAGCAGCATTAACCCCGCCGGCGGCGCCGGGTCAACATCAACGAGCAACGCCGGCTTAATCTTCTCCACGCGCTCATTGATGATCGCCTTCGGCGCTTTCTCCCAGACGATATCCGACTCTTTACGCGTGCCTGTTTCGTCTGGTGCTGGTGGAAGGCGCAGGGCCGAGCGCGCCACCGAATCAGGCAGCAGATCGGAAACACCATTTAGCACGGCCCACCAGCATAATTCCGGCAAGCTCAGCTGGTGGTCTTCCTTAAACCGAAAGTGCGTGAGGGCCCGGTACACCAGCCAATCCGCAACATTCTGCTTCGCCAAAGCGTCCAGCGTAGGGTGGGTTTGCTCCCGCAGCAGGTGTTCATGGTGCCAGCACAAACGGACAGGCAAGCCGTCATAATCCAGAATATCCATGTTGTGATTGTGATAACCGTCGCCATGTGGCCATTGGCACTCGGTGCCGCGGCTCAACCACTCACGCAGCGCAGCAACACCACCAGCGGCGCCAATAACTCGCTCATGCAGGAAGAATGGCAACAGACGCGGATCATTGGCCAGCCCCTGATCGGCTACCGGCAGCAAACCCGGTGGGAGTGGTTTTAGTTCTTCTGGCTCGTTGGCAATCAGCAGCCGGCGCTGACCACTGAAATAGTGCATCAGCTCACGACCGGGGCGCAGTATCACCACGCCCAGATCACGCTGCAGGTAAGGAGTCAGCAGCATTCTCACGCAGCCACCTCTCGCCCAGGAATATATTCTGGAATATTTTGCGGTTGAATATGTGGTAACAGCCGTTCTGCCTCCCGGCGGATCTGCGCTACAAACGCCGCCCCCATGGTTTCCAACTGCGTACGGCTGATATAGCTCATTGCAGGACCGGACCAAGACTTATCAAAGATCACTATCGCCCCAGCAAAGAATGCGCCGGTGGGCACTTGCTTTTCATCAGCAGGCACAAACCATTGCGGTACGTCAAAACCAACACGCCCGCGGATGAAAGCAACGTGATCTGCCTGCTCAGGCCACCAAGTTTCCGATGTCGCAGCCTTAATCAGGAAAACATATCGTCCACCACGCTCACGCATGTCCATAGCGTGTGCCATGATGTGCTGCATACCGGTGATATATTGCCCCTCATGCTGCTGGGCGCGGGAATATGGCGGATTGCCGAAAGCAGCACCGTGAAGCTCCACCAGCCGTGCTGACCAGTCCTGAGTGAGGGCATTATCCTCTGCTGTGTAGAATGCCGGGCATTTGCTGTTATCGCCGTCTGTGAACAGATCCAGCACCAGCGGACCAAACATCGCATTGATGCCCCAGAACAGGGCATCAGGTGTACGCCATTGATCGCCAACCTCTTTCAAAAGATGAGTTGGCTTCTCGCGTAGTTCGGTAAGTTTCGAGCAATAAGTGCTGATCTTTGGCGCCTCGGCCACTTCCTCTGCATCATCAGCGATGTCACATGAGAAGACCTCACAGGACTCAGTGCACGAGCCTGTATCATAACCACCACCACGAATAGTCGCCGCAATTTCCTCCCTAGAATGTTCGGAAAACATGGCAATAATGCTCTCAAGAGAATGATTCCCCCTGTACATGATCTTATTCTCTTGTTGGCGCCGGTCTACCACCCTTACGCTGTCACTGGTAATGAGTTCCATGAATTCCTGGCAGGTCTCAGGATTATCACGAGCAGCAAGCGCGATTTTATTGATGCCTTTTTTGACACAGAAGACACAGTTACCGTTATGTTCCGGTATCTCCAGATCAAAAGATTGTGTCTTCCACCAGGCCAAAACATCCTGCTTATCAAAATCACTGATATCCGCTAAGTAGCTGACATTCTCCCGTTCCTTCAACCGTTTTGGTTCATCATAACGAATGCCGATCCAGGTATGGTAGCTTTCGAAATGATCTTTACAGTAACGCTCGAACGGCTCTAATTTCATTGTGCGGGTACAAAATGCACCATGGACGTAAGGCGTACCATATTTTGCACAAACATCGCGCCATGGCTGAAGGTCAGGACCGATCTCATCAACGCTGACTACCTTGTAACCGTTGCCCTTACCCAACTCAGGGTTTACCACCACCCGTAGGCAGATCAGATTAAGCTGCCAGTGTTTGACGACATTACGCACAAAATCATACGTTCCAGGGTGCTCAGCCCCTGTATCCATGAAAATATATCGAATATCCTCACCACCGGTCCGGCGTTTCTCCATCAGGTGAACCAGGTAGGCGGACGTGCGGCCACCGGAAAAACTCACTATTTGAACCGTCACAGGATCCCCCTCTGCTGCTCTGCCTTTGCCAACAATTTGATGAAGCTATAACGGTGCTCGATGTTGAAACATGCCAATACGCCTTGCCAGTCACGCTCACGAGCAATGCGGCGCACACCCTGATCAGCAGCCCAATGGCTTCGCAGCCCTCGGATAGACCACCAGCGGCGAACCTGCTGCAGTACAGCCACCAGCGGGAAGACGGTAACGCCACAAATTTGTTTGGTTACTGGTTTCATGCGGCCTTCCCTCCGTTCAGGCGCTGAACACAATCAGCCCAAATGCGGTTCCATGCCGGCACCGCGTAACTCGGCTGCATGGTGCGCACGCCGGCTTTGCTGGCCTCAGTTCTCGCCAACGTCTCCAGCTCGCCCGGGTTTTGAAGCGGCAGACTGTTACCGATGAAACGACGATAGGCCGCGTCACGCTCTGCGCAGGCCACCGGCGCCGAACGGGCTTGCTCAGGCTTGCGACCGCCGTCATGCCAGGCTGAAGCAGCCAGCAGGTTGCCCGGGAATTTACCCGGCCGGAACATGGTTTCCGGGTTCAGGTATTTGGCCCACTCTGTGCCCAGCCAGCGATCAACGAGGTATTCCACCACCAGCTTGAGTTCCTCCAACGAGTGTCCGTCCACCAGCCGAGCCCGGATGTTCTGCAGGGTGGATTTGGCCGTGGTGTATTTGGCGCCCGTCAGTTGGTTCAGGTGTTTCAGCACCAGAATGGCCTGGTCAGTGATGTGAATTTCTTCAGAAACAACATCCCCCTGGTCGGCCGCCGCTGGCGGTTGACCAAAAGTGTTTTTATCTGACGGATCATGTTTTGAATTTACTGACGGATCGTATCCAGATTCTGGAGGGTCAAAACGCCCTGTGTTGCTGGATTTTGACGGGTCAGATTTTGAGGTATCAAATTTTGATGTATCAGATTTTGAGGCCTCAGATTCTGGAGGGTGAGAATTTGCAGCAGCGCGAAGCATCTCAACGTTCAGCTGCGTCATGCTTGAAGTGTTGCGGTTGCCTTTCCGGCGCTGTTGGCGGGTGATCCAGCCGTCTTTTTCCAGTTTGGCCAGCGATGCGCTCACCGTGCTTTCACTGGCGCCAATCTGACGGGCGATCGTCTTCACTGACGGCCAGCACAGGCCTTCATCCGAGGAAAAGTCAGCCAGGCGCGCCATTATGGCTACCATGGACAGTTTCATGCCCGCCGCCGCGCAACCGTCCCACACGTATGCGGTCAATTTCGTACTCATAAAATAGTCCTGGTAAAACGGGCCCAGAATATGATCAGAGGGCAAGCACAATGCCACTCGTAGCCTGGGCGCTGGTAAACAACTTTCTGATTTTCAATGTCATGCTCGGCAATGACGACTACGTGACCATGCTGATCACGCCAACGACTGCCGATATCTGGGTAATTAGCCGCCATTAGCCGCGCCTCCACTCGTCGTAGATGCGCTGCAGCAACTCTGGGAAGCGCGATTCATAGAAATGGGGCTGGGTTTCCCGCGGGTTATTCGGTGAGGTGATGTTTTTCCCGAACCGCAGACCGGCGGCGGTGATCGACCAGAAGTGCTTTTCACCGTGGCGCCGACTTGGGCGGCTTTTGCGCTCGACTATCCGCAACCGCTCCAGAATGCGATATGCCACCGGCGTGCTCATCGTGCTGCTGTTCAGCTTCAACAGAGTGGTGATCGCCGCTGTCGGCCGGCTGGAGCCGTCAACGGCATCCGATGGCGCATCAATGGCGTATACCGGCATCAGTGCCGGCAGGCCAGCCAGCTCTTGCAGCTTCTGCAATGCCCCCAGGCGTGACGACTGAGAGAGATTCAGCAGCTTGGTAGCAGATTCCACGATCAACAACCCGGCCTGGATCTGGTCTGTCTTGGTCGCCGGCAGCTGTGGCGCCGGTACGTTGGCCTGCTCCAGCGCCGTCATGCGATCGAACACCTTCGCCTGTATCTCGTAGCTGTAACTCATGGCCATCAGGCAGGCTTCGCGCTTGGGTAAGTGCAGACATGGAAGCTCGCGCCCGGTCGGGTCGGTGTACTGAGCGAAAAATTTCGTTGAGTGGTTTTCACCCAATACGCGCGGCGCCTTCGCCATAAAATCAGCGTGGCGCAAACGGGTATGGCCCTTGCTCGGGAACGAGGCGCCGGCGGCGATCGCTTTTGACTCACGCTCAGCGTTGATGTAGTCCACCAGCTCCAGGCTGGTCATAGTGATCCCGGTCGCTGGTAGATTAGTCATGCTTCACCTCGCTGTGTCGTGACAACCAGGCGCCGCCATCTACCACCCATCGGGCAAACTGGTAGTTGCTGGCAATCCACCGACCCAGTACATTGACCTCATACCGGAACGGCGACGCAGAATTACCGCCAGTCATTGCACGGCAGCGGATTTGCGGCACCATAGAATTTCTGGTTAAATTGCTCATGCGATTATTTCTCCACACACTGATTTACTCGCACCGACGCCCAGGGGCTGCAACCTCTGGGCGTTACCCTTTCTGGCACTTGGCCTTTTTGCCAAACAGCGCCAGCACCGCCCTAACCTCTGCATCACGAGCCTGCAGGTGCTTACGGTGATAACGCATGATCTCGGCAGCCTCTTTCTCATCAATGACGCCATCAGCAAGCGACTCCTGAATGATCTGATCCACATGCCCACGGTGTGCGGCGGTGCGAATGCTTTTGCTGAACAATTCCACCTGGTCCAATTCGTCCAGAGCGGGGATCTCCACCACCAGCAAACCCCGGCGCCGGGCGAAATACTCGGTCAGCAGGTTGGTGCCAGAGATATCCTCCATTGCTTCCAGTTCGCCGATCTCGAAGAAGCGGCAGCCGTTCTTCTCGTAGAGGTTGTTGTTGAACGCCGTCTCCGACATCCCCAGCGCGCCGGCCATCGCCGATCGGCCACCAGCAACCGCCTTACACATGCCTTTCACTACATCTTTCAAATTTGGCTCTACCATGTTGATTTTCCTTTGGTAGTTACTGTTATGGAGCGGAATGGGTAGACTTAAGCCGCATCAGGTTTTGGTAGTGCATCATCTTCGTTTGGATAAATGTCTGGGCGGAGTTGATGAGGTGAAACTATCCAACCACCCATTTCACATAGCTGGACGACACGTTCAGAGGGAACGCGGTTTTTTTCTATCCAGTTGGCAACTGATTGAACAGAACGGAAACCGAATTGGCGGGACACCGCAGAAATCGAGCCAACCGCTCTAACAGCCTTTTCTGTGATGTTTTTGAATTCTTGTGGCATATGAGTCTCCTAAAAGTAGTCACAACAAATACTACTTATAGTAGCCCATTTAATCAACTTAAAATAGAAATGACTACATGCGCCTCTCCGGCTAATCTTCTACTTATGGTAGAAGATGAATCCAAATACAAAGCGTTTGCTGATCGACTAAACTCCCTTATGAAAGATAAGGGGGTTGACGTGAACGCACTCAAAGATATCAGCGGCGTCTCATATGAGATGGCGCGACGCTATACGCTTGGCACCGCAAAGCCCAGGGATGAGAAGCTTGAGAAGATAGCTGGATTCTTTGGTGTCACCATGCCATACCTCGACTATGGAGTGGGTGAAGTGCCACAGCCGGCAAATGACGCCGAAAAGATTGAACAGTTGGAGGTGTATGCTTCTGCAGGACGCAGTGGCTACATAAACAGGGATTTTCCAGAAGTGATACGGTCCATAGAGATCCCCAAAGAACGCATTTATGAGCTTTTTGGTCGTAAGAACCTTGATGGGATCAGAATCATGAACGTTGATGGCGACAGTATGATGCCCACGTTATGCCCACGGGATTTGCTTTTCATTGACTCAAAAGTTGACCATTTCAATGGTGACGGAATTTACGTTTTTTGTTTTGAAGATGCCACTTTCGTCAAACGACTACAACGAGTGAAGGGGCGTAGGCTTGCTGTAATTTCAGACAATGATCGTTACCCACCATTCACTATTGAAGAGCATGAGATGTACGAACTTTATATTTTTGGAAAACTGCTAAAGCAACTTCCAATGAAGTTTGTCGATTTCGCCTAACCCCTTCCCCAATCCGCACATCGAGAGGTCAGCATTGCTGGCCTTTTTTATTTCTTAAAAATCATGCCGTTGACAATTAAAACAAATTTCTTCTACTTTTTGTTGTTGACGAACTCTATATTAAGTAGCATATTTATCCCATCAACAGCGAACAGGCAGGACGCCCACGAAGTAGCCGCCCGAGGCGCATGAAGATCGGGATGATTCGCTCAGGTAACTTTCAGTAAGGGGTCAGGTGATGGAAAAGCAGATGAATGGCCGGAGGGTCGAAGTAATGGTAAACGGGGCCACTGTCGCCGCCATTGATACCAGAACAGCAGTAGCGGCCGATTATCTCATTGCCATGAAGGCTTTTACTCAGGCCCTGACGCATACGGAATCCCTCGAAGTTGAGGCAAATGCATCAGGGAAGACGATCAGGCATCCCAACTTTGAAACCTTTGGCGCCCTTCCGATTACAGAGACCAAAGATCTTTAATGAAACTATCAACGTGGATTGTATCGGCGTTGCGGGATGCTCTCAGAAAATAGCTTACGGTTTCATCAGATAGCTCAGTATTCCATTTTTTATAACTGTGGCCTGGGAAGTATTCGTCAAATATCGATTCAACTGCAGCCTCACCGGTCGGAACGTCAGAGATAAGATCACATTGGTGCAGGCATTTAGCGATAAGAGTTGATTTAAGCATATGAAATCCTTCTTGGTTGTGTGAGAACTCCAAGATACCACGCGCCGGGCGTGGTTAAAAATCCCGGCACACAACGGCATGCTCACTCGCCCTTTCCCTTAATTCTGGGAGCGGTGGAGGATCTTGACTCATGAGTGAGCATACCGTTGTGGATCTGGCTGGTGGACTTCAGGGGCGTTGTCCGCCGGCCACCACAACCGATGAATTGCTGTGTGTAGTCTTTGGCGGCCATGCCGAACTTCAACCCACCAACACCAGGAGGATGAAGATAATGTTCATAGGCTGGCCGCCCTTTTTACACATCAGGTGGCGTACTGTGCCGGTTTCCTTATTAATTTCTACACAGTATAGCCCGGCGCGGTGCGCCACCTGGTGTGTGGAGAAAACCGCGGCGATCGCCGCTTCGTGTGAGGACTATTTTATGAGTGAAGACCGCAAAACCAATGTACCGGACTTTCTGGGTGAACTGGATGCCGGCGTGTTTGTAAATAAACTTTCAGGCGCTTTAAACAATACCGCACTGGGCGTTCTCAATAACGGCGGGAAAGGTAAAGTTGTTATTACCCTCGATATTGATCGCTTAAGCAATTCGGTTGAAGAAAAGCGCGTCAGTATCAAACATCAACTGAAATATGTAACCCCAACACCACGCGGGAAAGTTTCAGAAGAAGATACCACCGAAACGCCAATGTACGTTGGCAAAGGCGGAAAGTTAACAATTCTGCAAGAAGACCAAGGCCAGCTATTTACAGTAGATGGCGGCACTGACGGTAAATTACGGGTCGCTAAGTAATAACGCGCCCTTATTCATAAACGCTATATTTAATTAACCCAAAGGATTATTTCATGTCTCAATTAGATGGCGGAGCAATTCAACAAGTTAAAGACCTGGTGATTTCTGGTTATCACCTTCGTGATATCGAAGGGTTAGCCTGCCCGACTGCAATTTTACCTGAAGGTGTTGGCGTTGAAAGCCTTGAGCGATTCGGCTTAGAACGCTTCCGCTTCCGCGGCGCTATGGAAACAACCAGCATTGCCGATTTTGTTCGCTACTCCACTGGCTATGCCAAAGCGGAAGAGCCAGCACGCTGCTTCATTGACGCCGACAACATGAGTGCACGGTCAGTGTTCAATATCGGTTCCCTTGAGAACCCAGGCCATGCAGATAACGTCGCCTCGATCAAACTCAAGAAAACCGCACCATACCGTGCATTGCTGGCAATTGATGGCGATCGCCTGCGCCAGAAAAATATTGCCGAATGGCTGGAAGACTGGAGCGACTATCTGGAAGCATTTGATGCCGAGGGTAAAGCAATGTCTATCTCGCAGGCTGCCGGTGCCGTTCGCCGCGTGAGCATTAAGCAAATGTCAGAAGCAGATCATGAAGACGGTGATTTCAGCGGTAAAAAATCACTCATGCAAAGCATTGAAGCCAGCAGCAAAGACGTGATGCCGGTTGCATTCGAATTCACCTGCACCCCGTATGAAGGCCTCGGGGAACGCAAGTTCAGCCTTCGCAATAGCCTGCTGAAAAGTGACGAGCCGCTTTTCGTCTTGCGCATTGTTCAACTTGAAGCGCAGGAAGAGGCAATTGCCAACGAGTTTCGCGATCTGCTGATCGATAAATTCGATGGCGGCTCAGTAGAAACCTTCATCGGTAATTTTAAAGCCTGATTTTTTAAATAAGTAATACAGCCTCAAATACCCCAGCGATGGGGTATTTGGTGAAGTGTTGCCAAAAACTGTGTGGAGAATAATTATGTCTTGGATTTTAACCTTTACGGGTAAACGCTTTGATTACGAAGCGCCAACCGTTGACGCTATTTGCATTGAAGATATAGCGCAAGCCTTATCTCATGAATGCCGCTTCAATGGTCACATTCCTGAATTCTATAGCGTGGCGCAGCATTGTGTCATTGCCAGTAAAATCGTCCCGCCTAGTTTTGCTTTTGAAGCATTACTGCATGACGCGCACGAAGCATATTGCAAAGATATTCCATCACCGCTTAAAAAGTTAATTCCCGACTATCGCGGCATCGAAAATAATATTGATTTTGTTATTCGTTATAAATTCGGCCTTCCAGCCACCACCAGCCCGATCGTCAAGCATGCCGATCTGGTGATGCTGGCCACCGAACGCCGCGATCTCGACATTGACGATGGGACACCTTGGCCAATGCTCAACGGGATCCGCCCTTCGGAAGACATTTTCGTTTCACCAGTCAATCCAGTACAGGCCAGGGCGATGTTCATGCAGCGTTATAACCAGCTGGCCAGCGAGAGGGCTGCGTGATGTTCGGCCTGTTCCTGCTCGTCTGCTACACCTATCAGCCCTGCGAATTTGTGCCGCAAGGCTGGGTGTATCCAGACAAAAGCAACTGCCTGGCGGATATCCACCAGCAAAAGTTACCACCCCAGTATGAATGCCTGCCGGTTGATGGCGTAATCCCAGCCCGGCGCCAGGAGAAAACACCATGATCAAATTAATCACGGCAATGGAACCACAACGCGACAACAACGGCTATTGGACGCACCCAGATTACTTTGTGCCGGCCAATGGCGCGGAATATGGTGCGCCTGGCGAATTTGAGGCGTGGAAGGAAGCGAACCGCGTCACTGGCGCGCTTCAGTGGATGGAAAATCATGCCACAGCCGAACAGATCGATGCCTATGAATCCGGGGACGGCGATATTAGCCAGTGGGAGCCCACTCCGCCGGTGGGCGATGGCTGGTTTATCGGTTCAATCCACGATACCGAAGATGGGCCAGTTTGTTACTGGCTGCGCCCTATTGAAGAGGATCCAGAGGCCTTAAAGAATCTGGTTGAAAAGCACCACACCGAAGCTTTGAAGCGGGAGTTTATCGACGCTCACCAGGCATGTGAAAAAGCAGCGTATGCCTATTTCTGTGCCTGCGAGCTGGGAGAAGAGCGCAGCAACGCAGGTGAAATTTACCAACGTATTCGCCTGGCCACTCGCCGCGGGGGTTACTGATGAGCAAGACACTGAATTTTTATGGCGCCAGCGATGATCTGTTTGAAGTTGAGGGGGCGATACGTGAAGAGATCGGCTGCTTTAACGAGCTGGGGATCTATCACTTGAAATCTGCCGAAGGCGAAGTGCTGATTGTCGCAACCTACACCGATGAAGGTTGCTGGGCTATTGGGCTTTGTCAGGTTGGCGAAGACGTGCCGGTGCCAGCTTGGCCTGTTTCATACTCCATGCATGAGCGAGGTTACAGCGTCCAACTGACCATGGAAGTACCGGACGATACGCAGCTGGTTATGGCCAATGAGGAAGACGAGTAATGAGTAAAGCAACCTATCTTGACGAGTTGAACGAGGCATACCGTATCGAGAGAGCTTCCCGCCATCGCAACGCTCGTGCCCCCTACAAAAACAAGGGAAATGACCGTTGGATTGAAGTCTGTAACGCCCATAACCGAAGAGTAATCCGCAAAGCCAAGCGCTCTGTCGGCAAATCAAATAAAAACGGTTGTCGTCGTACTGCAATGGGCCTGCGTGGTTTTCTCAATGAGCTGAATATCTGGGCACAGTTTACCGGCGGTAATCGCCAATCTGCCGGCATGCCTAAGCGTGTATATCGTATCAGCCACCGAGGGGTGATTACCCATGCCTAGGCATAATTTTTCACCACGCCTGGTGCGTGGTATCGCGGTGACAACAGAGTGCGACATGTGGCAATGCAAGAAACATTATCGCTTTCGCTCTGGCAAGTATTACGGGCGGATCAGATATGCGGAAGTCCAGCATGGATAAGCTGAGCGAGTTGTCTGATTTGCCAGTCTCGGTTGCAGAGGAAACGATGGAAGTCGCCGGGATGCGGGTAAAAGTTCACGTCCTCGACAACGGCCAGTGCGTGATCGACGCCGCAGATGCGGAAAAACTATTTCAATGGCTGGCAGCGGCCCCAACACAAGGTAAAAATAATGAATGATCTGATGATTGACCTGGAAACCATGAGCAACAAGCCAAATGCGCCAATCGTGGCGATCGGTGCCGTGTTCTTTAACCCTATGACGGGTGAGTTAGGCCCGCAGTTTTATACCGCGGTAAATCTGGCAAGTGAACTGGCCGCCGGCGCCATTCCCGATGGCGATACCATCAACTGGTGGCTGAAGCAAAGCAGCGAGGCCCGAGCGGCGATCACTAGTGACGAGGCAAAACCCATCGCTGAAGCCCTCGATGCGTTGACCAATTTCGTCACCCGCAGCTGCGAGCAGCCGAAGTATTTGAAGGTTTGGGGCAATGGTGCCGCCTTCGACAACGTCATTCTGCGTGAAGCCTACGAGCGCTGCAGTAAGGCGCCATTTTGGAACTGGTTCAACGATTTGGACGTGCGCACCATGGTGAACCTCGGCCGGCGTGTTGGATTCGACCCGAAACGCGATCTGCCTTTCGACGGCGAACGCCACAATGCGCTGGCCGACGCAGTACACCAGGCCCGGTATGTTTCGCTAATCCACCAGCGGGTGATCCCTATGCCTGAAGACGGGAGTGAAAATGAACCTGGCTGAGGCATTATTTGGCGCTGTCACAGTGGTGGCCATAGCCTGGATATTTGTTTCAGCAATGAAGTGATTTTGATCAGGCCCGTTGCAGCGGGCCTATGTGTGGAGAGAAACCATGGCTAATGAATCAAAGTTAATGAAAGCAAGCCTTTGGGGGAAAAGGGAGTTTGAGGTTGGATCTATTCCAGACAATCGAACCATTAAACGCTGGATAGAAATAGGTGAGTTACAAGGAAGAATCGTTGATGGTACGCCTTGGGTTATTTCAACCGAGAAATGGGGTATCAAATCCGAAATTTCTCATGCCGTTTGCCAATTAATCAGAGAATCGTAATGGCCGCCCGTCCGCGTAAGAGAGAAAACCGGCATCTTCCTGACTTCCTCTATTATGATAAAGATGCCGGGGTTTACCGATTTACGTTAATTAATGGCGTAAGGAAGTCGTTAGTTGATAATTCAACAAGGAAACCTTTAGATCGCGCCACATCGATTGCAATAGCTCGTGAATATAACAATCGTATGCGACCAGAAACCGCAGTTTCTGTTGACTTTTTAATTAGGGAGTCTGGCGGTATTCAAGGGGAGGCATTACCATTTTCGGAACATGTCGATCATATTATGAATCGTGCAATAAAAGACGAAAAGCCTTCTGAAAGCACTTGTGATGATTGGAGAAACGATGCCATTCGAGTGAAAGAGTTCTTTGCGGATATTCCAGCATGCGATATCGAGCTGGAGCACGTCAACGCCTATATAAATAACTATCATGCGGAAGCATCGGCAAACGTGCAAAACCGTAAAGTCAGTTTCCTGAAGAAGTTATTTAGCTATGCGGTCGATGAATCCCTCATGCTTGATAACCCGGCCACACGCAAGAAAATGCGCCGGATTGATGAGAAGCGACGGCAACGGCTTTCTCTCGATAACTTCCTGGCCATACGCCGCAGTGCCGCACCATGGTTGAGAACAGCTATGGACCTTGCGCTACAAACGACGCATGCCAGATTGGAGGTCTCCCGGATCCGCTACTCAATCAAGGAGCCTAAAAACGGCGTGTGTGGTTGCGTATGGCTGGATCAGCCGGAGAATGGTATTTACGGCATGCTGTATATCCACCGGCAAAAAGTTCAGAAAAAAGAGGCATCGCATGTTGCTATACCGATCGGTGGCGAACTGAAGCGGATTATTGACGATAGCCGGGATAATGTAGCCAGTCCATACATTGTCCATCGGATACCGGCCAGGAGCGTGAAGCCCAGTAAAGAGGTTTCGCACCCGACCCAAGTTGCACCCGACTATCTCAGCCGGGCATTTTCAGATCTGCGTGACAGGCTAAAACTGTGCGATCACCTGGAGATGGATGAACGCCCAACGTTCCACGAAATCCGCGCACTGGCCGCGCATTTGTTCGACAACCAAGGGATTGATCCGCAGGGGCGTATGGCGCACAGCGATGCCAAATCTACCAAGATCTATACCAGCAATCACATTGATTGGGTTGTCGTTCCTCATGGGGAAATTAAGGCAGGATAG